GTGGTCTAGCTCGTCTAGGCATTGGTGCGGCGGGTCAGTTATTACGAGTCAACGCGGCTGGTAACGGGCTTGAGTACTTTACCAGCGGATATAGACCGGGCGAGATCATTGAAATGCTCACTGGTCGATGTGATGGACGACAAGTAAGAGGACTTTCGGGTACTTATACGTTTATTGATGTGACAGCAAAACAGAACCTGACGACAACTTGGACTAACATTCCGTCATCATACATTAACTACACACCACCGGCGGGAACAAAATACGTCAAATATGAGTATCATGTGAAGATCAAAGCAACTGCGTTAAGTGGTATCTCGCACTATCGGTTCATGGTTTCTGGTCAAGAAGTGGAGCGTTCTAGAACATCGAGAAACTACAGTCACTCTTCTAGTAACCAAGGTAATCTAAAGCAGATCTTGACATACACTATGGAGATTGCGCCAGGCGTATCAGACCCTGGTGAGGTCATTCCACCGGGTGATTATGGAACTTGGACAACACCCAAGGGGCTACAGTGGCAAGCTAGGGAATACTCTAGCAGTTACCAAATGCAGTTACATAATCGCGGTTGGTGGAATGGCGCGGGTGCTTCGGGTGCTAACGAGCTAGATAAACCAGAACTAACAATAACAGCAATAGCATAGGAGACTGACATGAGTGCAGTACGTTACGACTTAGCCATGCAGAGTCTCTGTGGTGGTAAACTTTTTGGCATCACTGATGAAACCTACGAAGGTATAGTATGGAACGATGAAGGCGCGATGCCTACACAGGAAGAACTAGAAGCTGAGTGGGCTAAAATCCTTGCTGAAGGAGTAATTGCAGACCGTATGTTTGCTTATCCGGGCATCGATGAACTCATCGTTGCGATGTGGGAAAAGATGGTGGAGACGGATGGTCTTACATCTGATGACATTACAGATATTCAGACACGGCGATTAGCCGTTAAATCTGAGTTTCCTAAATGATAGATCCACAGGCTGCTCTAGAAAAGCATGAGGCTGAATGCGCTCTGAGGTATGAACAAGTTCAACTTCAGTTGTCTCACTTAGATAAGCGTATGTGGCGACTAGAGGCTATGATCATGAGTTCAACAATCGTGGTCGTGTCTCTTGCCGCTGTAATATTCAGTAAAATGTAAGGGGTGTATCATGCTGGCGGAACTTGCCGCCGCTAACGCCGCCTACAAAATAATTCGCTCAACTATAGCCAACGGTTCTGAACTGATTAAAGCAGGGTCAGCCGTTGGTTCGTGGGTTAATGCCAAGGAAGATCTCACGAAAAAAGCAAACAGCGACAAAAAATCATTCTGGCACAGAGGCAAAAACCCTAATGAGTTAGAAAGTTTTATGGCGTTAGAGGCGATTAATAATCAACAAAAAGAAATTGAAACGGCGATGATTTATTACGGTCGCCCGGGCTTGCATCAAGATTGGGTTAAGTTCCAAGCACAAGCAAGAAAACAACGAATAAAAGATGCGACTGACCTCGCTAAGAAACGTCAGCGAATACTAGAAATTACAGCCATCGTATGTGGATTTGTCATTGTCGGAACTGGTCTGACATTGCTGGTTTACTTTGCCTACTGGCTGAAAAACAACGGAGCTTAACAATGATAGCAGCTTTGATACCACAGTTACTACCTCTGGTTAGTAGCGTGTTGGACAAAACTATCCCAGACAAAGGGGCTAAAGACCGCGCACTACAGGACATCGAAAAGAACCTTGTAGACAACGCGGCGAATATCAGTCTCGAAACCATCAAGACAAATCAGATCGAGGCGGGCAGCCGTCACTGGTTCGTTGCATCATGGCGCCCGGCAATCGGTTGGTCATGTGCGCTGGGGATCTTCTGGGTCTTCATCGGATTCCCCGTCTCACAGTGGGGCGTTGCGATGGCTGGCGTAGACGTGGCGATGCCAGAGATCAAGACAGATATTCTATTAGAACTGACACTAGCAATGCTTGGGATGTCAGGACTCAGGACATTTGAAAAGCTGAAAGGCATATCAAAATAAGAGGAGTGCGTAATGCCATATGTCAAAGGAAAGAAATACCCCTATACCGTTGCTGGTAAGGCAGCCGCAAAGAAGGCCGCTAAGAAAACTACAGCAAAGAATAAGACAACAAAGAAGCGAGGTGCGTGATGGCAAAGCCCAAAGGTTTATATGCCAACATCCATGCAAAGAAAAAAAGAATTGCAGCAGGGTCTGGCGAGAAAATGAGGAAGCCCGGAAGTAAGGGCGCGCCTACTAAAGCCAATTTCACACGGAGCGCAAAGACAGCGAAGAAGAAATGAAACAGGTAGCCACCAAACTAAATGAAGCTAGTGAGATAACAATTCCACTTCGGAATCTAATCTCCATGATTGCGTTCACGGCTGTCAGTTGCTGGGTTTACTTCCAACTCACACAACAGATTTCCTTCCTACAACGTGACCTTGAGAACCTCAGAAACAGCACCACCAACGAAATGGCTGTGATGCTTGAAGAGATTGAAGAAAATGACACATGGATTGACGAATGGAAACCACCTGAAGTCGTGCAAGCAACGGTGGCTAAAGTCCAAGAACTTGAGATAGAGATTGCTAAGATGAAGCTCGTTTTAACACAAGGGCGGGCATGGAATTAGACATAATACTACACCTCATAACGATGGTCGCAGTGGTTACTAACACTGGCATCAATATAATCTTATATAGAGACAGGAAGAAAAAGTATGAGCGACACTAAAGCACTACGCGACAAGCTGTTAAATCGCCTTGTTACAATAGTTGATGACGAAGAGTTGTCACCCTCGATGGTGTCAGCCGTGGTCAACTTCCTCAAAACATTTCCACCACCGGAAGAACTTGAAGATCTCCCGACAGCCCGAAAGATTGCTGACAGTCTGAAGAAATATCAGAACGTGATGCCGTTTGAAGGTAAGCACTGATGGCTCGTTCAGGTTTAGGGGATGGTACTGCCGGTAAAAGCGTTCAGCCAACTATGGTCATTGATCCTCTGACGATTAACTCAGCAGCTAAACAAGCGGTGAAACAGACCCAAAGCAAAACCAGCTATATGCAACAGCAAGAATCTGGATCAACTAGTGTCAAGACTATGAAGACACCTAGTAAGACCGGCTCTGTGGCAGACGCAAAGAAAGCGATGTTATCTCGTCAAGAAGAAGATGATGTGGCTGGCGCAGTCAATGGTGTCAGCGCGAACATCGAAGGTTACAGGCGTATCAGCAAGAGACGCTATGTAGCTAGAGGATCATCACCATTATTATTAGGAAGATAGTATGCTTAATCCCCTACAGATTGACGGTAAACCACACTGGAAAAGTAATTTCCCAAAGGAAGTGTGGGGAGCATACGGAGACTTTCGTAACTTTTTGTTTATCGTATGGCAACACTTAGGTCTGCCAGAGCCAACACGCGCTCAGTACGAGATAGCACACCGACTTCAGCATGGCGTTGATACAGCGGAGATGGCCAATGGGCTAACTATAGAAGGGCCGCGAGAGGACATTATACGTTGCTTTCGTTCCCTTGGAAAATCGTACATCACGTCCGCTTACGCCATCTGGAGACTTATGAGAAACCCCAGAGACGAGAAGATTCTTGTCGTGTCTGCGACCGGATCTAAAGCAAAAGAGTTCGTGGCGCAGACCAAGGGTATCCTAGAGTCTATGGAACTCGTTCAGTGGCTGTTAGAAGGCCCGCGAGAGTCCGGGGCTAACAGACGTGACATGGCTGACCAGTTCGATGTAGCTGGCGGTTCTCTGTCGCAGTCGTACAGTGTTGCCGCCAGAGGCATCACCGGACAGATAACAGGTAGTCGTGCAACGCTGTTGATTGCCGATGACATCGAAGTGGAACGTAACAGTCTAACTGAAGAGGCGAGGCAACGGATCGTGCGTGTGATTCAGTCAGACTTCGTTCCGATTACCAAGACCGAACACGGTAAGGGTGACATCATACTACTAGGTACACCACAGACAGAAGAGTCAGTGTACAACAAGCTAGTCACAGAGATGGGGTTCAACTGCTTTACGATACCGGTACGATATCCTAACGCTGATAAGCTGAAGAACTACCTGATGACTGACAACCACACGGGTCGGGAGAAAGACATCCTAGCCCCTTATCTTCAGGCTATGTTTGTAGATGAGGAACTATCGTATGGTAGTGGTACAGACAAACGGTTTGGCAACGATGAACTCATGAAGATCGAGGCTAAAGGTAAAGCCTCATTTGCATTGCAATATATGCTGGATACTAGCTTGTCAGATGCAGAGAGATACCCGCTGCGTCAGCATGACCTCATCATGATGTCGTGCAACTATCAGAAAGCACCGCTGACAGTACAGTGGGGCAGACATAACGACAAACACAACCTAGTGAAAGACATACCCAACCTTGGGTTCTCTGGTGATCACTTCCTACGTCCGCTCTTTGTGGACAGTAGTTGGGAAGACTATGAGAGCAAGGTGTTATTCGTAGATCCATCAGGTAGAGGCGCAGATGAAACTGCGTGGGCTATCGTAGGGGCTTTGAACGGCATGATGTATGTACTTCATGTTAGTGGTTACGCGTCTGATCCCGCTGATGCGATGCTGAAGATAGCGATGGACGCTAAGAAGTATGACGTAGCTACCGTTGAAGTTGAGCCTAACTACGGGCAAGGCATGTGGGTAACCGCATTCAACCCGATCCTTAGTAACGTATGGCCAGGTGGTTGTACTGTGGTGGAGTCTGAGTGGGCTAGAGGACAGAAAGAACAGCGTATCATCGATACACTAGAGCCGGTTATAAGCGCACACCGGCTTGTCGTAGATGAAGACCTAGCGAGGTCGGAAGCCCGTTCCGATGACCATAGGTATTCATTACTTTATCAATTAACACATATAACAAGAGACAGAGGCTCGTTGAAACACGATGACCGACTAGACGCACTTGCTGGGGCTGTAGCCCACTACCAGAAATCGATGGCACAAGATGTCAACGAAGCAGCACAAAGCGTCCGTGACCAACGGATGCATGAAGAGATCGATGATTTCCTCGATTGGATGCAGGGTGGCGGGCAGATGTTCCGTGGTGTCAAGCGTAATGGTGAACGAACCGAAGTCTGGATGAGTGACAGGAAAGAACATGAGTCAGTATAAATTATCAGAACGATCCCTATCGAAGCTAGACGGTATACATCCGTCACTAGCTGATGTCGTTAAGAGGGCTATAGAGCTATCAGAGATAGACTTTGGTGTGTCAGAGGGGCTTAGAACCCTAGAGACACAGAAGGAGTACTTAGCGAAGGGAGCATCAACAACATTGAAGTCTAGGCATTTGTCAGGACACGCAGTTGATGTCTATGCATATGTCGGTGGTATGGCTCGTTGGGAGATGCCGTTGTACGAAACGATAGCAAAAGCATTCAAACAGGCAGCGTATGAACTCAAGACTCCACTGGAGTGGGGTGGCGATTGGACTAGCTTCAAGGACGGCCCGCACTTTCAGTTACCTTGGGGTGAATATCCGGCTGATGTAGATGGTCATCCGGTTTAGCTGTAGGATCATCGTACAGTGACCTTAGTTCTGCTGTAGTGGGTATGTAGCTCACGCAGTAGACTAAGGCACTCACGGGGCTTCTACGGGCTACTAAGGGCGATTCAAAAATAGCCTTCGACTTGTATGGGGGCTTTTTTGCTAAACCGCATTGGGAATCCCCCGTGGCCCCCCCTTCGCCTGGCTGGCCAGACACCCGCCGAAAAAATCTGCACGAAAAC